CCTCACGCAGTATTCTTTCGTTACCTTCTACCTGATAAGCAACAGGGTAGACAGCACTGGATGAGAAGTAGACAACCTTCTTTGGCTTGGTCTTCAAGCACCACTGAAAGAACTCTGAGTCGATAGAGAAGTTATCTGCTACCGCCAGTGGTCTGCCTTCGATTGTCTCCCTGCCACCGACGATAGCGGCTAGGTGGATAACCAAATCGTATTGGGTATCTGAAGTCTTGAAGTAGGAGCGACAGTCGTAGCCATCCTTGATGTCAACGCCGAGTATGTCGTGACCTTCAAGCGCCTTGATGAAGTAGCGCCCGACGAATCCTTTGTGTCCTGTAATCAGTACCTTCACGCTAACTTCAACCCCACAATCAACTTCTCCAGGTCAGACTTGAGATCATTCTTGACATACTCAACGAAGGTATCTTGGTCCTTCTTGTACATCTCAGAACTGTTGACCTCTGCATACTGCTCATCCTTCTCGGACTTGCCAGCGACGTAGTGCATATGTTCAATGACCGCCTCTGGTACATACGTCAGGCAGTTGAGAGCCTGACCTAATGACATCCAGAAGTTATCCATATACAGATGGATAAGTTTGGGTGGAGCCATATATCCTAAAATCTCTACGATGTTAGACGATATCATCACAGCAGTAGCCAACTGCTTGCCTTGCAACAAGTCATCTCCGTAGGAAAGACCGTAGCCACGCTCCTTGATGGATGCGTAGAGCAGTTCATCCCACCCTTCGGTGCGAACGATATGGTCATCTCCTAAGAAGTAGATACTCTTGTAACTAGGAGCGAACTTACGAGCCACCAGATTGAGTGTGCCGTTCATACGAAGCCTTGGGTTAACCTCATAGATCACACCATCAAGGCGTGGGTAGAGGTCTGCTTGGTCATCATCTATGGCAACACAGATATCTGAGATACGAGAGTGTTCTTGCAGTGCCTTGACTGCTACGTCCACCTTCTCTGGTCTGCTTCTGCTAGGCAGAATGACCAGATTACTGTTGTCTATTGGCGCTTTGGGCATCCCTGTAATACATCCTTCCCATCTCACTCGTGACAGAATCAATCTGACACGCTGCAAAGTTTACTAAGAATGAAGCGTATTCGCTGGCATTGGCAGAGTGTTTACCAAAGCGATTCTTCACAGCAGATACCCGAAGTGTTGCGTTCACTGGGTCATAGCCCAGTGTGCATATCATCGCTGGTAACTGCGAGACCTTGCCGTGAATAGCACGGCGTGGTGGTGGGTACTCAGGTGAGCCATACTCTGTTGCCTCAGAGACGTGATGTAAGACCATTACACAAGCCTCAGTCTTTCGAGCCATATCGTGCAACTCTGCCATAATGGAGCGAAGCCCTGCCCATTCATTCTCTGACTCAGCCAGAACGTTCATCAAGTTATCAATGATGATGAGTTCAGGCATAATGCCATACAGTTCTAGGTAGGCTTTGATTTCCATTTCGATATCATCAAGTGATGGAGATGAATCGAAGACCCACTGAATGTGGTCAGCCTTCGCCATTGTGTAGTCGTAGGCTTTGGGTGTCTTCTCTAGTGCTTTCTCTATCGTACTTTGTGAGTGACCAGAGATTGCCGCTGCAGTCCTGAGCATCACAGTAGCGGTGTCAGTATCAGCCGAGAAGAACAAGGTAGGTCTGCCAGCCTTGATAGCATAGATCAAGGCCAGCATTGACTTACCTGCATTGGGCGCTGCAGCAATCATACAGACCTGTCCTCTGCGGAACTTGATATCTTGGTGAGTCAGTTCCTTCCAGACTTCAGGTAGAGGTGTTGCCTTGGTTGTTACTGTTCCCCAAGCGCGGGAAAGTTTCAGCAAGACCTACCTCCTCTAGTTTAATGTTACGTTGGCGACGTATCTTCCTTCGTTTGAAGTTAGATAAACCGCCCCATACTCCGAATCGTTCGTGCTTTATACCCCATTCAGCACACTCAACTACGTGTTCACATAGTTGACATATCCTGTAGACACTTTTGGTAACGTTTCTACCATCTTCGGGAAAGAAAATCTCAGGATCAGTTTGAGCGCACAGAGGGTTCTCAAAATGTTGAGGCCCTCTCACGGCCTACGCCCAGATTGTCTGGCACTTGTCGCTTGCACCCTTTGGTGCAGCGCACATCCATCCTCTCCAAGGACCTTTCGCTGATGTTCCAGAACGGAAGGTCATCGTGCCGTGCTTACAACTTGGTGACTGTCCTTCGACGACAGCCGCTACGTCAGCAGTGCTTGATTCTCCCACTGGTGATACGGGCTTTGGTGTGAAACTACGACGGTAACCCCCAGTTTGCGGAGCGCTTCCCAAAGATTGACTCACACTATGGATCAGCGCAGCCGTATCCTGAATAGTGGTAAGTGAGGACTCAAGTTCTCCTGAGTCTTGTGCATAGATGTTCACGAGAGTTCCGTCTGCCAACTTGAAGTTGACCTGGAACTTGGTGCTATCTGGTGCAGCCATTATTTTCCTCCAGTTGTCTTGATGGAAAGCCTTGTGCTTTCCTTAGTTTTCTTCATCGGCACGAAGCCCAGTGCTTTCTCCACCGCTTCCTTGTCGACTGTATTCGTTTGGTACGAACTCCATCTGATTTCTATGCCCGCTGGTGTTGTACCAACTATCCCAGTGAAGGCATCTCGCAGTCCATCTTTGCGAGTCTCTAACTCTTTAATCTTGTTATCAATCTGCACATATTCCAAAGCCTTGAGTTCTACTTCGCTGTTGTTGACCAGCGGAAGTTCATCTCTTGTACGTTCTTTTTTTAGACCAACGCATCCCATCTCCCCAGAGGCATCGTAGAACTTGCAGTAGAACTTACAGTACGACTCATCTCTTTCAGGTTCTGGTGCAACGTCGGAGGCTTTGATGGCTTCTAACCAGTTCAGAGCCTCCAACGCTACTTTCTCGTCGTATGGTTCTGAGTGGACTTTGATGTCACGCTCATCCCCATCACGAGCGATGGCTACAAGATTGACGTTTCTGACCTTCCCCTTGCCAGATTTTTCAATCAGATAACCATACGTCTGTACCTGCCAGCGTTGTTGCTGGCTAGGAAAGTACGAGAGGTTTTTATATTTAGTTGTTTTCCAGTCAACCACATCGCCAGTCTCTGGTATGAAGAGATCGACGTGGGCCTTCATTCCATTGTATTCAACACTTGTCTCGATAAGCAAGTCGGGATTCTTCTTCAGTGCCTCTTCAATAGCACCGTGTATGGCAGTACCCATAATGGATGCCAACTTCAACTCTGTCTCGTTTGTCTCAGGTTGGTTATTCAAGCGATACCACACCTTGCGACGGCAACCGCCTAACTCCGACGGTCCTATCTGCACCTGGGTACTACGTGGCCTGTTATTTTCCTTCTCGTGCAAAGCCTTAATAAGAAACTCTTTGATATCCATACTAGCCTTCTCTCCAATAGGTAAGAGTAACATTAAAGAATAGGAAGTTCAAAGCCAGCGAATCCGCAACTACCTGCGGTACATCCCAGATGACTTCGATTTCTTGGTATCTATCAAATCCCAGCGCGAAGTTACGCAGGCTGGAACGATTGAAATACAGACTGAAACTACCCCTATGAAATCCCATCTAAATCCTCTCTTGTATCACTAACTGTATGGGCGGTGAAGTATTGATGTCAAGCACCGACGCGATCTCGATGGCGCGTCGTGCTATTGCTTCAGCGCGTGTGAACGGTATGCCCGTAGGTTTGACAACGGAGTAGAGATATCCCATAGCAAACTGACCACCAGTACCAAGACCATAGACACCGTATTGTGACTGAAAGAACGACAGATCGCAGGCGATATGAAAGAGGTTGCCGTTGAAAGCCAGCAGGTAATCAAAGCCTGAGTCTTTCTCCTTCAGTGCTTCCGCGTAGTCATATCCATTGTCGCGGAAGGTTTGCATAATCGACGGGATAACTTTCCTACCCATAAAGTGGATTGGACTCTCCGCGTATTTCGGAGCAGGCGGTTTCCAGTTGTACGTGAGGATATCTCCAGGCCTTGTATCGCCCGTGATACCCAACAGGTATCTGCCGACCTCGACTATCTTCGGAGCAGAGGTTACAATGGAGCGTAGATTATCTTCGGTGACCTGAGAGTCAGCGGCTAAGACGACTCTCGTTGCGGTCTGTATCCCTACTAATGTTGTCACTATCCAATCATACATTTACTACGGCGTGTCGCTGCCTGCGACACACCTTGGTCTGTGTACAATATGAGCGAAGCGAATGAACGGTACGGCCCTTCGGGGCCGAGGCCGTGATATGGGAGGCCGAGAGGCCCCCGACCACAGAAGGGGGCCGTGCCGAGCAATGGTGTTCCGTCTACTCTCCCTGCTCAAAAAGCGGGACAGTCTACCACCCATTCGCGGTGCTGATCTACGGTCCCTTGGACCAGTCCACGTCTGTTCGTGTGGCTGTGAAGTATTCAATGTGATGGCTTGCTTTGAAGATTACGAACTAGTCTGGTATTTCCTGGACGCTACCTGCGTCTCCTGCGGGAATGTTGTTCAAGTTCCCTGCCCTGTTGACAAGCCCGTATAAAACAAAAAGAGGCCCCCACCACCTTTCGGTGATGAGGGCTGTTTGCCTCGCAGTAAAGCGTTACTTCTTCTTGCGTCCAAACTCTGGAGCAGATGGATCAAGCCACTTCAGAAGTGGACCAGCAAAGCCAGCAAGGGCTGCTGCACCCAACTTCTTTGGGTCTGTCTCGCCTGCCAAGTAGAGAGCAATCACTGCTGCTGCAGCGGCTCTGAACCAAGTTAGCGATACTTGCTTGAGTTGTTCGTTCATTAGTCCTCCTTTGGACTGGTCGGTTCTTTCTTCTTTCGGTTAGCCCTGATGAACTTGGATTTAACCTTGTTCCATTTCTTCGGGCCACCGACCCAAGGGAACCAATCCTTGGTGTCTTTACCACAGTCTTCCTTGATGGAGACGTGCAGGTGTTTGTCGTGTTTGTTAGGTCCTGTGTAGGTATTCTCGCCTCGACTGGCTGACCATATCTTACCCTTGAAGATCAGGTACTTAACCCGCTTATCCTTTTGTAGTTCTGAGTAGATAACCCTGCAGTCAATCCCATTCAATGGGTCGTGGGTCAGGTCTACGGCAAAGCCTGAGTTATGGTCTGAGTTCGGGTTCTGATGGACGTGAGCAGCAGAAGGAAGCAGTCCATCGCTCGCCTTGTTCCTTCTCGGAGCAAGAGCATTGGCCTGTCGCAACAGAGCGACGGCAGCATCTTGAGGTTTCTTCGCTAGTGGAATCATTCATTTCCTCAGTACTTCCTTGACTAGATCAGTAAGTAAATCGACCTTTTCCTCTAGGCTCATCACCTTGTCCTTAATACTGCTACCCCCATTGGGTTTAAGTTCTGCGAGGTAGTGCTTGACAAGCCATCTTACAAGGCCTGCAAAGCCTGATACAAGGGTGAATATGGCAACGGCAAGGCCTGCCCATTCGGTAGGGGTCATTGGTGGCTCCTAGATGGTTCTGATAGTGACGAGAAGTTTGCCCCCATAACCAGAGAATCTCTTATCTGATGGGGTTTGATTGATGAAATCAAGTTCTTCAATGATGGCAAGCAGTGACTCACCAGTCCTGAAGTCTTGAACTCTGACAGTATCTCCGTTATTTTCAATGCTTTCTAACTGGGTCAGGCGGTCATAAGCCCTGCCGTCATAGCCAATCTGAACACCGAGTGAATCTGATTCGTGGTCAAAGCAAAAGACTGGCAACTGAATCAGGCGCTGACGTGGTACAGCAGGCAGAGCCTTGAGTTGGTAGCCAGTAAAGAGTGGACCCTTAGTGGAGTCTGACGAGTCTCGTTCCATAATGAACTTGAAGCCAAGGTACTCCAGCGCACCATCTGGATAGGCAATAGTCACTTCAGGTACT